AAAGCCACTATCAGCGGGGCAAGCATGGGACTCGCAAGCAGCAGTGCGGCGACTGCAAGCGCTCTCGGAGTAAGCCAGAACCACAACAACACATGGAGCAAAAGCGAAAGCAACTGGTACAACGCAGCACAAGCGGTTGGAGACGCTACAAGCTGGTCCCACACAAGCGCAGACAAAGCGTTTAATGCATTCAAGAACGTCTTCAACGACCTCAGCAACCTAAACAATGGCGTCGGCGGAGGCGCAGGGAGAAAACCGAAGAAAGATGAGTTAGAATACAAACCGGGAAGAGACTTCATCGGAAACAAAAACGTCGAATTTTGGAAAGGAAAACTAAAATAAATGGGATGCAATAAACCGTTAATCCGGTTTTATGTACCTCACGACAGGGAAGCGAGTGGGCGAGTATACTCACTCGCTTCTTTTAACGAAGTTCATAAAACCAAAATGCGATATGAAGACCTGATGTATCGCAAAGATGTAATGATGATACCGTGTGGACAATGCACAGGATGCAAACTACGCAAACGCAAAGACTGGGCCACACGGATGGAGCTAGAAGCATACAGCCACGACAAGGAAAGCATCTGGTTTATAACATTAACCTATGATGACGACCACGTGCCGACACAGGACGCAGAAACAGGGGAAATCTTCAAGGGAGGCGTGAACGTATGGAAAGGCGCCTCAGAGCGTCCCAGAACGGTGCAAACCTTAAGCGTGGAGGATGTCCAGTTATTCATGAAAAGGCTCAGAAAGGCCGTCAACGAGCCTCTCAGATACTTCTTAGCCGGAGAGTATGGAGACAACACCTCAAGACCACACTATCACATGATACTATACGGATGGTATCCAGACGACTTAAAGCCAATTCACAAGCTGTCAAGGTTTGGACACTACACGAGCGATAAACTGGTCAAAGTCTGGGGACAAGGGACAGTTGATATAGCTCAAGCAACGCCAGAAACATATAACTACGTAGCTGGATATGTGACCAAGAAGCTGTACGGAAACGACAGAGACAGGTACAAGAAAATGGGGCTCATACCGCCATTCTGCGTAATGAGCCGAAAGCCAGGACTCGGGGACGAATGGTTTCAAAAGAATCAAGAAAGGCTATGGCAACTTGGATACATCCAGCTGACAAACGGCAAGAGAGCAGCCATTCCAGAATATTATTGGCGAAAACTGGAAGCAGAAAATCCTGAAAAGGCATGGAGAATCAAGCAATATCGACAAGAAAAAGCCATAGCATCCCTAATCGAAAGAAACATGAAAACTGACAAACAGTACGCCGAACAACTGGCCGATAAAGAAGCGGTCATGAAGAAGAAGATGTCCAAAGCAAAGGGCATTTTTTAGCCCTGGTGTCACTCAGCCAAGTAACTATCAAGTATATATACTTGGCTGAGTGTTTTTTAGTTTTATCAACACGCGCGCGCACGCGCGCATAATTGCGCACGTACACGCACGATTTTTATTATATTATTATTAACTTGTTGTAGTCGTAGTAGTAGGGAGTGTTGAAATGTTGAATACTATGAATTTTTATCCGCAAAACGATATTTTATGGTTCATTTTAATGTTGATAATTTTGTGGATAAATTGTTGAATTGTTGAAAGTGTAGCAATATGCACAAAACCATTTGTGCAACTTTTTGTGGAAAACCTGTTGAAAGTGTTGAAAGTGTTGAAAACTCAATTAGAGGCAGTTCGGCAGCTAGCCGGAAAGCCACGTCATGCTCTTCGTACGGCGCACCGCGCCTAGCGCATGACCTTCAAGACAAAATTCTTCTAACTTTTTTCAAAAAAAATCTTGACTTTTTTCTAAAAATATGGTACAATAAAATCACAGAAAGGAAAGGTGAACACCATGCTGCACCTCTATGAAATCCGAAAACTTGACAAGAACGGTGAACCACACATCGTCCGAAAGCTCACAGCAGAGCCAAAGATAGCAAAACAGGAGTTAAAGAAATACGCAGAAGAGAATCCAGGAATTTATTCACTGTATCAAATTAACCAAGTAGCAGCATGTTTTACGATAAAGGAGGATTGAAAAAAAACCTCTTTTTTGATATAATGAAAATAATCAAACAGCACAGAAGTGTTCCTCTCAAATTCATTTTTACAAAAATAACTTTACGAAAGAGGTGAATTGCCCTGACTCTCCAAGAAATCAAAATGCTGTTTGAAAACATCCAAAAAATCCTGACAATGCTGGACAAAATTTACCATGCAGTGACAGGCAACGAACCGGAGGCTTAAGATGGAGAACAAACCATGGAATGCAAAAGACCAGACCGACGAGAACCTTATGCGGGAGTTGACGAAAACCTACAAGGCAATCGACACCGCATACAGTATGATCAGAAAGGCCGCAACAATCGAAGACGCAAAATATTACGTTGACCTTGCGTTTCGCAAAAGGGCAGCAGCGCACAACATTGAGGTGGAAATCCTCAGAAGGGACATCAACCATGGCAAAGAGGAGTAAAGTACGCAAATCCAAAGACGCGAAAATCTATAACAAGACCGCTCGAAAGACAAAGGCTATCAACCTGGGAAGCGGAGCGATGAGAGGGGGAATCCGACTGTGAGTGCTGTATTCGCAAGCATGACGACGGCATTTATCGCAGCGGGATTCTACCTCGTCATTAACGCAATCAACATCATCAAAGACTGGTTCAAATAAGGAGAGCAGCATGAACGTATACGGAATTTTTGACAACTGCGTGATGGGCTATATCACCATCTTTACCGAACGCGACGACAAGGTGGCCGAGCGCAATTTCAAAATCGCGCTAACCGACGAACGAAACATCATGAGCAAGACGCCGAGCGACTATCGGTTGGTGCGCCTGGCAAAGTTTGACGAGAAAACGGGCCTGTTTGAAAACGAAAAGGAGAACATCTTCGATGGCGTATCGCTCAGTAAGTAACTTCAGGGAAACCGCAGCAGCAAAGGCCACTGAGGCCGGAGAGACCATCAGACGAACATACCTTTGGGAGTTCAACGAGAAGGGCGAAAAGGTACTGACGCTTGACCAAGTCATCGACCAGCAGGCGGAAATTGACAGCTATCTGGAAGAGACCAAGCTGGAAAACATCATCCGGAGGGCATCCATCGACCCTGACATTGCAGCTAGACTGGTGCCGAACATGGGTGGCGGGCTTCAGGACGCAACTGATATGCCGGAAAATCTGATGGAGCTTCAGAACATCATGCTGCGGGCCGAGCAAATCTGGGATGAAATCCCGAAAGAAATCAAACTCAAGTTTGACAATGACGTCGATAAATTCGTGGCAAGCTTCGGAACTATCGACTGGGCAAAAAACCTGGGCATCTATCAGGAGAAAGAGCCTGAAGAACCTAAAAAGGAGGAAGCCACTGAATGAACAGGAACAAAGACGCAGGGTTTAACCAAGTTCCGAGACTGGATATTACACGAAGTCGCTTCAAACGGCGGCAGGATGTAAAACTAACGATGAACGCGGGCCAACTCATCCCGTTTTATGTGGATGAGGTGATGCCCGGCGATACCTTCAGCATCGACCAAGCGGCAATTATCCGTATGACAACGCCTATCTTCCCGGTTATGGACAACTGCCACATGGATATTTACTACTTCAACGTACCGTGCCGTATCATCTGGGACCATTTCAAACGATTTATGGGCGAAAACGATACCGGGCCGTGGGCGCAGACTCAGGAATACACCATTCCGCAGGTCAAAGTAACTGGCACAGCTGACAAGCCGGCGCCTTATGAAGGAAGCATCATGGATTACATGGGCATTCCTACCAAGGTGAGCAAGGGAGAAAGTACAGCCTTCAGCGTTAACGCACTGCCGTTCCGCGCATACGCTATGATTTGGCAGGAGTGGTTCCGAGACCAGAACGTGGACAATCCGGCCATCAACAGCACCGAGGACGCAACCGTAAACTATACGGATGATGAAACAAAGGGCATGGACACAGAGAAGCCTGACCTTGAGTATATTCTCCAAAACGCATACACCGGCGGCAGACCGCTGCCGATAAATAAGGACCACGACTACTTCACATCGGCTTTGCCTTCCCCTCAGAAAGCGGGAGAACCGGTAAAAATCCCGATAAACGGTGTAGCCGACATATCAGTATACGAAGACAGAAATTTAACGAAACTGGCAAAACTGGATGGAAACTACAGCTGGCCAGGCCCAATGTCGTACCAATACGACAGCATGTACAATGGAAGATCTATAAGCATGGCATCGGGAGATAACATGCACTTCCTGGGCGCAAACCTGGAAGAAGCAACGGCAACAACCATCAATCAACTGAGGCAGGCATTCCAGATACAGAAGTACTATGAACAGCTGGCGCGAGGTGGCAGCCGTTACCGCGAGATGATTTATTCGCTGTTCCATACGAAAATCAGCGATAAGACGGTGCAAATTCCGGAGTATCTGGGCGGTACACGCATCACTATCAACATGAGCCAGGTTATTCAGACCAGCGGCACGACACAGGAGAGTCCGCAGGGCAACGCCGCGGCAATCAGTGTTACGCCGTACAACGGCAACATGTTCACGAAGAGCTTCGAAGAGCACGGCTATGTCATCGGCGTGTGCTGCATCCGGCATGACCATACCTACCAACAGGGCTTGGAGCGCATGTGGAGCCGCAAGACGAATCTGGATTTTTATTATCCCGTCTTCGCAAATCTGGGAGAGCAGGCTATTCTGAAGAAGGAGCTGTATCTCACTGGTACAGACACCGACGAACAGGCCTTTGGTTATCAGGAAGCATGGGCAGAGTATCGGATGAAACCAAACCGCATCAGCGGCAAGTTCCGTTCAAATGCAACGGGGACTCTGGACAGCTGGCACTACGGCGACAACTACAAAGAGACTCCGAGCCTGAGCCAAGCTTGGATGAAGGAAGGAGACTCTGAAATTCAAAGAACTCTGGCGGTAGACAATGAACCTCAGTTTATCGTGGACACCGTCATTGACAATACATCTGTGAGACCAATGCCAATGTACAGCATTCCGGGCCTCGTAGACCATCACTAAGAAAGGGGGAAGCCCGGGGCAAAACCCCGGGCTATTTTATTATGGCGTTAGCAGCAATCGGCAGCGCACTGCTCGGAATCGGAAAACAACTACTCCCGACAATCGCCGGAGGACTCATAAACAAATTCCTGGGCGGAAATCTGATGGAAAGCAACGGGGGGAGCAGTCAGCACAACGAAAGTTTGAGCCAGGGAGGCGGCCAAAGCAGCGCCGCCAGCGGCGTAAACCGAGAACAGAACCTGCAAGACTGGAACAGCATGCTAGCAGCGATCAAGGGAAGCATGCAAAGCCAGCAAAGATTTAACCGTCGGAGCATGTTCGAACAAATGGGCTATAACACCATGGCAGCAATCACTCAGGGTGTATATAACCAGATAAGCAACAACGCGGCAATGGCCTACAACAGCGCAGAAGCAGCCAAAAACAGAGCTTGGCAAGAGCAAATGAGCAGCACAGCTTATCAGCGAGCCGTGGAAGATATGCGAAAAGCAGGAATCAACCCTATCTTGGCATACCAACAGGGAGGAGCAAGCACTCCAGGAGGCGCACAAGCCACTATCAGCGGGGCAAGCATGGGACTCGCAAGCAGCAGTGCGGCGACTGCAAGCGCTCTCGGAGTAAGCCAGAACCACAACAACACATGGAGC